CCGCAGACTTCGCAGGCGGGGCCGTGACGGGCGCGGGCATTGTGCCGACTATCCCCGGCGGCACGGCGGGCAGCGGCAACGGCAACGCGGGCTATTCGTTCTGGCGTCCCCTGTCATTCACGGGCGGCTCTGGCGGCGGTTCCAGCAACACGGGCGTGGCTGGCAACGGCGGCGACGGTGCGCCGGGGTGCGGTGGTGGCGGCGGCGGTGCTGGCGTCACGGGCGGCACGGGCGGGCGCGGCGGCAACGGGTTCATCATCATCACGGTGATTTACTGACATGGAAAATGAGGAAACAAAGCCGATGGGGTGGCATCTGGACAGGACCATCAACCTCTCGCTCGTTGGCGTTTTACTTCTGCAATTCGGCGGCGGGGTCTGGTGGGTCAGCAGCCTGTCCAACCGTGTGGACAACGTGGCGGCAACCAACGCAGAACAGACCGCGCGGCTGAACGCGGTGGAAGCCGTGACCGCCGCGCAGGCCGTCAGCAATGCCACACTAGCAGCGCAAATGTCGGCTGTCCGGGAAAGCCTGCAAGAGTTGAAAACTGGCATCGCCGAGACAAACCGGCTCTTGCGGGACCGAGTGGGGGCGCAGCCGTGATCTACCAAGGCGCAGCGCGCTACCCCGTCCGCACGCTAGTGGTCCATTGCACTGCAACCCCGGCCAACTGGCGACCCGGTGACACCCCGCAACAGCGTGTGGCCGCCATCCGGCGCATCCATATGGTTGACCGTGGTTGGAAGGACGTGGGTTATCATTGGCTGATCGACCGCGACGGGACTGTTGTTCCCGGACGCCCCGAAACGCAGATCGGTTCGCACGTCGCGGGCCACAATACCGGCAGCCTCGGGATCAGCCTTTTCGGCGGCATTGCGTCGAAGCCGCGCGACCCGTTCCTGCGCAATTACACCCGAGAGCAGGAAGCCGCGCTGGCCGAATTGATCCGCGACCTGCAAGGCCGCACGGATGTGAGCCAAATACTCGGGCACAACCAACTGGACAGCGGCAAAGCCTGCCCCGGCTTCTACGTTCCGGCGTGGCTGGCAGAGCAGAAAATCGCCGTTTGACGATCCCCGCCGCAGGGTTTGCGGCAATCATCACATCGGAGAAACGACATGGAATCTGTCAAAGGCCTTCTGGCCTCCAAGACGGTTTGGGGCGGCTTGCTCGCCCTTGGTGCCGGTATTGCCAGCATCGCAGGCTTCACCATCACGGCAGAGGACACCGCGCAACTGTCCGAACTTCTGGCGGGCGTTGGCTCTGCCATTGGTGGCCTCGTTGCCATCATCGGGCGCGTCTACGCCACCAAGAAAATCGGCTGACATGCTCGCCGGAATCTTCGGCAAAATCCTCTCATGGCTCGCCGGAAAGGGCTTCCTGATGTTCATTCAGGAAGCCCTAAAAGCCGTGCAAGAGGAACGTATCCGGCGCGATTATGAGGAGGCTTTGAAGGAAAACGCGGTCTATGACGCCCTTGCCCGCGACCGGGCCGGGGCAGACGCAACGAGGGGACGCATCCGAAATGTCGAAATGGCCACTGATCTTGCCGCTGTTCGTGATCGCTTGCGCGCCCGCGACCCAAACGCCCGCTGAACCGCCACCCGTCAACGGCACGGTGATCTGCGAAGAAACGCGGGCGCAGCGGGCAACCGTTGTGGCCGATGTGCTGGAAACGACCGACCAGAAACTAGGCGTGTCAGCCGGGGCGCTTGTGATCCTCGTCGACGCTGCCTGCGCTCAAGGGTGAGAGATTGCCAGCCCCCACATCGCCCGACGAAGCCGCCCGCCGTATGGCGGCGGTCAAGGCGCATCCAACGCTGGTGGCAGCCGCCGCCGCGCTAGGGGATATCGGCCCCAACACACTCGCGACATGGCTGCGAAACCGAAAGCCGATTGACCCGGCGATGCAAGCGGCAATGCGCGCCGTGGGCACGGATATGGTGCCCGGTATTGCATGGCTGAAAACCGAGCCAGACGAGGACGGCAATAGCTACTCCGTAATGCTGAAACCGGCGCGCGTAGACGAGCAGGAGGATATGCTGGCGCGTATCCGTGCGGCCTTTGAGGGCATCGCGCCCGCGACCGAAGTTCCGGCCCCATCCTACACGGACGCCGACCTGCTGACGGTCTACCTTCTAAGCGACCGCCACACTGGCCTAATGTCATGGGCGAGGGAAACTGGCGAAGCTTACAATACCGACATTGCGGGCCAGCGGGTGCGGGATTGGGTCGGCAGGTGCGTTGCATCCGCGCCCGCATCTGAGACGGCGCTAATCATCGACAACGGCGACGGCCAGCACGCCGACAACCAGACCAACCAAACGCCGAAATCGCACCATGCGCTTGACGTAGACACACGGCACTTTCGCACTGTCGAGGCCGATATTGACGCCCTCGGCGCGGCGGTCGAAATGGCGAAGGCAAAGCACGCCAAGGTTATCGTTCGGATCATGGCGGGCAACCACAACCCGAACGCCTGGATTGCCATTCTCTTTGCCCTTGCTGAGAGATACCGAAGCGACCCGCGCGTTGAAGTGATCCGTGACCCGTCAGAGTTCTTTGTGATGGAATGGGGCAAGGTAATGATTGCCGCCCATCATGGCGACAAGGCAAAGGCGGATCGGCTGGTGCATTTCATCGCAGACGAGTTTGCGGAGATATGGGGCAGAACGCGCCACCGCTTCCTTTTCACCGGCCACCTGCATTCGCACAAGTCGCAAGACATTGGCGGCATTCAATGGGAGCAACTGCGGGCGGTCACGGCCAGAGACGCCTACGCCTACACCAACGCCTACGTCAGCCGCGCGCAGATGCAGGCGATAACATACGACCGGGTTAGGGGTGAGGTGCAGCGGGTGAAGGTTGGTTCCTAGTCCCGTTTTTGATGCGGCTGACGTGTGATTGCGACAGACCAAAGCGCGAGGCAATGGCCGTCTGCTTTTCGCCCATATCAAGCGCGCGCCTGACTTCCTGAATCTGATCGTCTGAATAGCGACAACCGGGCGCTTCTTCCCCGGTTCTGCCGTATTTGCCACCAAAAGCCACGCCGTGCCGGTAGGCGTCCCGCATGTTGTCGCCCTTGGTTCCCCAGTAGATATGCCGGGGGTTCACGCACCCTTCATGACCCTTGCCGCATGTGTGGCAAGCCTGATGCTTCGGGGTTGGCTTCGGCCCGTGCGCCAATAGAGCGACGTAGACGTGCGCGCCTAAATTCTTGCCTTCCGCCCGCATCCACCCGTAGCCGGTCTCACCGCGATAAAATGGGAACGTGATACACTCGTCGCCACCAGATTTGGCCGCGTCCTTGATGAACTGTTTGGCCGCGCCCCAGTCAGTGCCTCCGCCAGTGGGGTCACCGTGCGCGCGCCACCGTTTGTAATGTTTTACGCAGTATCCCCGCCCGTAGAACTTGCGGTCACACCCCTCCACTGTGCAGGCTTGGGTCACGTCGCTTTCCTTTCTGTTGCATCCAGCAGCGCCTCGGCCACGGCTTCCCGCACGGCGTCGGCGGATGCGGCTGGCACCCAGAACTCTAGGCGCACAAGGCCAGCAGCGCGGCGCTTGTCACGCTCGCGCTGCTTACGGGTGGCGTCGGTCATGGCTTAAGCCCCGCGACTTCCAAAGCCTTACGCCGTGCGCGCTCAAGGCTCCGGTAGATGCCGTGTCCTTGCATCCAGAACGTGCCTTCATCGTCTGGGTTGTCGTATCCGTAAGAGTTTACGCCGTATCCGCCTGCGTATGGAGCGCATTGAATCTCAACGCCGCCTGACCCGCAAAGCAGTTTGAAGCTGTCGTCCGTGGATTCGTCGTCAGCTGGCAGGAAAACAAAACGCGTATCGTTGATGGTGGGTTTCATTGCTGTCTCTCCCGTTTCTATGCCCTCAATATACACCGTGACCGGTCACTGTCAAGCGCCATAGCGTGACATTCCTAAATTTAAGTGTGACACCCCGCAACCCGAAAGGACGCGCCATGTTTCGCGCATTGCCCCTGCTTGCCTGCCTCGCCGCGCCTGCATATGCGCAAACGGCGGGCCAATGTATCGGCGTAGTTGACGGCCTCGCGTGGCTTTACGCCAACGGCTTCAGCGCGCAATCAGTCGGTGAAATCGCGGGCGGCGGAACGCTCACGATCTACACCAACGCGGCGGGCGGGTTCCTGGTTGTCGTGATGGATGACAAGGAAGCCTGCATCGCGGCGCAGGGCTTTGCATGGAAGCTGATGCCGGATGCGTAGCATAGCCGCCGTCTTGACGCTTTGCGCCTTCCCCGCCGCTGCGCAAACTATCGCGGATTGGGGCGGCACGTATTGCTCCATCGCAGTCGTCACCGGGCAGCCGCACGTTGCGGAGATTACATGCGTTAATCGCCTGACCGCAGGCGTCACAAACAACCGTGGTGTCGTGATGCTGGACGGCCAGCCCGTCGAAATCATCGCCACAATGGGGCCGGGTGACGTGCCGGATCGGTTCGAGGTTATCGTGCCGCCGGGCTATTACGCCGATCCCGCCGTTGATGTGGAGGAAGGCGGGGAGGCGGTCATTCGGGTTTATGCGGTGTTGATGGGGTAGCCCTTCGTCGTCCATAGCGCACCTGCCACAGCGGCGGGTTTTTCCAACGCAAGCCGTAACCCTTTGATGCGATATAGGGCTGAATTTTCCACCTTCGCGCCGATCCGCCAATGAAAACAAGCCGCAAGCCTCTTCCACCCGCACGGCGCGGGCAATCTCGGCTTGCGTCAGGCGGGCGCGGGCTGTCATCCCCGCGCCTCGTATTCAGCGAGGGCTGCGCGGGCCTGATCTCGCAGGATCGCTGCCGATGTGCGGTGTTGTTCTGCGATGATGCCAAGCTCAAGCGCGTTACCCCATCCCTCCTCCATGCGGGCCAGCATCTTTGCAAGCATCGCCGCCTTAAGGTCTGGTGCATCCATCCCATCCGCCACCCACCGCCCCATTCGCAGCGCGCGGTCTAGGTCGGATTGCGTCACCTCCCTGCCGCTGGCGATGATAGCGATGGCGACGTGTTGCGCGAAGGTGAGGGTCATGGCGACATCTCCTGATCTGTGAAGCCAAGTTCTGGGCGAAGTCCGGCCTCGCCAAATATCTCGCCAATGTCGCGCATTGTCAGGCGGTTCATGGCGAGGTTTGCGACAAGCACAAGCTGCGCGCCCGTAAGCTGATTGAACAGTGACGGCGCGAAGTCTATCCAGATCGGACCGGTTGGCTTCTCACTCATCGCTTCGCCCCTCCCTCAACGGGAAGAGCGAGGGCGCGGATGTGCATGGCCGATTTCGCCCGCGTGTGGCATTCGTCGCATCCGCAATCTTCGTCGGGTGGGTCCACAACCTCTGCCGCCGCCTCAATCGCCGCGTTGTGCGTCTCCCTGTCCCTGCGCGCCAAGGCGTCGGCTTGGTGGGGCTGGATCAGAGCAAGGATGGCGTCCTCAATAGCATATGCAGTTCTGGACTGTGTAACCTGCACAAGGTTAGACATAATATGCTGTGCCGGAGCTTTTGCCATTGCTTCTTGGGTGAACTTAGCATGACCCCGAGCCGAAGCTGCTGCCCCCTCAAGCGCGAGTGCCACGGCGGCGTCGAGGTCGGCATGGGTGATGCACGGGTCTTTATCAGCGGTCATAGCGCATACCTCATCACGGCCTCGCCCTCGGAAGTGATGCGAACACGGAGCAGCGGTTCGTCAATTTCTGTCAGGTCCGGGTGCCTTTGCTTCAAAACATGCGGCCACAACACAGAAGAAACCTGTCGCCAACCTTCGCCAATGTCGGGGCTGCGATGGATCAGTCTCAGCATGCTGATCTGCTTTTCAGTGAGCTTCGCGTCACTCATCGCTCTGTTCTTTCTGTGCGGGGGTGGATTGCAGGGCGGCGCGGGCGTCCCAAATGTTGCGAACCATGAGTGCCAAGGTCAGCCGGTCGTCGATCCACTTCACGCCGGTCAGCTTGTCGGTCACATGCGCGGCAAGGGCTGCGTCAATCTCAGCTTCGGTCACTGGTTTGGTCAACACGGCGAGCCTATCGCGGAGGGCTGCGGCTTCGGCCTCGGCTGCGTCTGCGCGGGCAAGCATCAACGCAAACGTGCGGTCCCGCTCGTCGATAACAAACCGCAGCTTGGAACGTGCTTCCAGCGCGGCGTTGGCGAGGTCTGTGATGGCCTTTGCTTCGCCATCCGACCTGAACTTGCAGGCATCCAACAGCGCCCTGATTTCATCGTCCGTCATGGCCGGTCATCCTGCGTTGGGGGCTGCGGCTCATAAGCATCAACGGCCCGTCCCTTGGTCGCGAGAATGGGGCAGTGGCCTTGCGCGGCCTCGTCGATGATCCACTTGATGACCTGGACGCCACGCGGGCCGATGTTCCGACACCGCAACCAGTGCCTAACGCCAAGATCGGCAATGTCGCCAAGCGTAAGTTCGCTCCAACCGCCACAAGACCGCGCGTCAGAATACTGATTGATGTAAACTGCGTTGCTCATCATCCGGGCGTAACCCCCGGCGCGAGTGCTGATCGGGTTGACTTCCCAATCTATGCTGTCCGCTCTGATGCTGCGCCAATCCGTCATTTTTCGCTCCTTACCTGTGCGGCCAGATCGGCCTTGAGTTGATCATCGGGCGGAGTGCGTTCCGCGCAAAGCGCCAGAAGCATCGGCCCGTGCTGCGCCCAAAACTTTGCAGCCTCCTTGCCGTCCATTCGCAAAATCTGTCGATCATCAAAGCTGCGCCAAGCGTCAAAGCTGTGATGTTCACAGCCGATAACCATCTGAGTGTCGGCAATGGTGACGGGGTATCTCAGGCCGATGATGTGGATGGGTGAGACCCGCGCATCGCCGTAGACCTGCGCATTGCCGTAGACCTGCGCATTGCCGGAGACCCGCGCATTGCCGTAGACCTGCGCATTGCCGTAGACCTGCGCATTGCCGTAGACCCGCGCATTGCCGTAGACCTGCGCCTCGCCGTAGACCCACGCATTGCCGGAGACCTGCGCCTCGCCGCAGACCCACGCATCGCCGTCTTGGTCTAGGTTGCCTTCCTTTTCAACAAAGCCGCCTTTGTCGCCTGCGGTCACCGCACCGAACGAAATAAGCGCCTCAATACGGTATAGTGTCTTGCCTAACCAGACTTTGCTTTCGGCGGTGAGTTTGAACTTCATTTCTTCGCTCCATGTGCGGCCAGATCGGCCTTGAGTTTCTCCCATTCCGCAGACTTGGCGACGTTGGGGTGTAGATGCGGCGCTAGGGCCGCGAGGCGGGCGAGGAGGGTCATGGGTGTTTCTCGATCATGTGACGCCTCGCCCGCGTTTCCCAATCATGCAGGTCACGCTGAAACTGATCCTCAGCCCAAAGTTGCGGCGTGAGGCTGCGCGTCTCGATCCGCGACCATGGTTCACAGTCGCAATTGTGCCGACTTACATAGCGGTCAAACGTGCCGTCTGCCTGCCATCCTTCGGGGTCTTTTGACGCGGCCAAGGTATCAGTTCGCCGATGCACAGCGTCCAGATTGCGCCCGCGCACGGTGAGGCTCAGCGCCTCATTGATTATCGCAACGCAGTCTGTGCAGGCAGCATCCATCACTTACCCCCCCCCACAGCGTCACCTTCGCGGCGCAAAAACTCGGCGAGGGCAAGGTCGAGAAATG